TTACTTTTCCTTTGCGATTTGGTTATTTCCAGCAACCGCTTTCTTCAATTCTTATCTAAAATCCTCTGGCATCATTCGATTACTACTAGGTAAATCTTTCATAAATGGATTTAATTTATCTTGCATAACTATTAGTTTATATCTAGGTTGCCCTTTAGCAACACCTTCGTTATTCGTTGGTGCAAAACCAAATGTAGCGTTTCTACTCATTAATTCTTTTTTATTTTTTTTAAGTTCTTCAAGAGAGGCTTCTATGTATTTAAACTCATCATTAGTCATTTCACCATTTTCATAAAGTTTATAAGCTCTTGTTAGTTCTTGCTGAATTTGATCATCAAATGAATCATTATCTTTAAGCATTTGGCTTGCAATACCACCACCTATAGCACCTGTTAATCCTGCAGCTCCAACATACTCTGGATTATTTCTTAATAAATCCATACCTCTGTCTCTAGCAATTGATCCATAGTTTTTTCCAGCTTGCCCTAAGTTTCTTCCAGCTTGCATTGCTTGTTGTAATATTCTACTATACATAATTATTCATCCAACATTAGCATCTCTTCATTCATTTCTCTAGTAGGATTAGGCTCACTAAACTCCTGTATATCTTGTTTAGCCATCTTTAGCTCATCTGCCAAACGGTTCTTATAAAGTTGGGATGCCATTTCAACTTTAGCTTCTGCCTTTGCCAGTTTCTTTTCAAATTCTTTTACTTCTACACGTTTGCGATCATGCAAAGACTCTCTTTGTGCAGTCTGCAGATCGCCACGTAGTTTCTTTATTTCATCTTGCTGTTGTTTCATTTGTGCTTGCATTTTCTGCATTTGACCTGCACGCTCTAGCACTCCTTCCATGTCTGCCACATCTGTCTGTTTTAGTACTTCTAATTGATCTATCAAACCTGCTTGATAAAGCTGCATGTAGTATTCAAATCGTGCAAATCTATTAGAGGGTAACGTAGATCCTGACAAAACAACAACATCGTATTTACCAACTGTTATATCGTTAATTTTTCCTATTTCATTACCAACCCTATCATACATTGGACTATTAATAGGTATTTCAATAGGTCTATTGTTAGGTTGCATCAACCTCATAACCTTTTGACCTGTGTACACATACTGCACTAAACCTACTACTACTTTTGCCAGTTGGTTAATGCACTCTTCTACATCATCCCTTTTAGATTTAATTCTTCTTTGACCAAACTCATCTAATGCTACCGTGCCTTTGAATGTTTGTGGTGCAGCCGATCTATCTCCTTGCATCAATGCATAGATACCAAGAATACGCTCTATGTCTGCCTTTGCATCTGCTTCGTTCTTATACAATTCATTAGGAAGTGGTACAGGGCCAGCTACGATAGGTTGTCCTAGTTCTGGATCGAACTCTATAACTGCTGTACCAGCTTTACCCCACTCTGCTTCTAGATGTGCTTTATCCATACTACCACGTGGTATTAATAACTTTACGTTTGTAGAACTACTAGCATGTGCTACAATAAGACTACGTATTTTATTTATGTACTCCTGTAGTCCTTTTACAAGTCTAACATCAGACAATGGAAATGGATTACGATTAAAACCATTCATAAATGGAACAATCGGATATTCTTCTATTGGCAAAATAACATTAAATAACTCTGTATCACCTGCACTAACAATTTGTTTTATCTGTGTTAGCTCTACTTCATTAACCATAATACCATTATCTTCTATAAGTGTTTCTTTTGTTAAGATGTCTATAGTAGAAGTACTATTAGGTACAGAACCTTCGTGTTCTTCTCCAGCCATAGGAACAGGTTGCCCTGTCATTTGATCTAGCATTAAATGGTATGTAGAACCTATTTTTTTTGCAATATCCATATAGGTTCTTACGTTTGCTTTATCTGTAAATACTTTTTGTCCTTCTGCGTTAGTCAATACAACAATAGGTTCTTTTTTGTATTCTTCATACTGTGCTACATCCAGTACTCGTTGATCATCGCTTAACGGATCATATATTTTATAGTATGAACTTTTTACTTTAGTGTAGCGTTCAAATACTTCTAATTCTCTTTCTCCTGTTATTTGACTACCAGTTAATCTTCTTTTGTTGGTTACATCTTCATTGCGTAAACCATGCCTTGATTCAGATGTAGTATTAATATAACTAGTTTCTGCTGTATCTCGTATTTGATCTGCAAATTCTGGATAGTGCTCTATTAATGCAGTCTCTGAAATAATCTTACCTATGATTATGTGAGCCGCATCTCTGCAGAAAGGGTCTTTTGACGAAGGGTCTATAAATAATTCCAATGGATCTATGGATTTGAGCTTAACCTCACCTGCCCCCAGATCAGCATCTGGGTCTATATAAGCCATCATTGCACCCATTCCCTTAACGTAGTAGTCATCGATAGCCTGCTTCAACTCCACATTTCCATTGGAATGATCCCATATGTAGGCCATAATATCAGAAAACATCCTGCCTACTTTAGCATCAGATGTTTCCCTTGCTGTGGATTGAAATTTAGGAGAGTTAGCAGTAAGCATAGCTTTTGCCTGCTCTACTGCAGAATACACCACATTTACAACTAATGGCTCTTGAGCACGTTTACGTAGTGCTTGAACCTGATCATCTGTCCATTGTTTGCCGTTTCGGAACTCATTGTCCTCTACAGCTTGTTTTGCCCAGTTCTGCCTAGCAGAAGAGTAATCAGACAGTAGATCTTGTGTTAGTTGTACTTCTTCAGTTTTTACTAAATTACTATGCATGTGGAAAGGGGCATTTTTATCTTAAACTAATACTTTAAGTAAAAGTTCCAAAACTATGCCACTTTCCAACTTATATCATCAACGTAAGATTCGTCAACTACTTTTTTGTTTTTTATTTCAACTTCTTTATGAGCAGGAGGGAAACACTTTTTAGTAGCATAAAACAATCCATCCAGAAGATCATCATGTTTACCACGTGGATACAATAATAGTTCATTTTTTAACTCTTCCATATTTTCTTGTAAAAACACTTTCTTTTGAGCAAAATACGGTTGCATTGTTTCTAGTCTTGATGATTTGCTTGTTCTAGGGTTTTCTTTTATTTCCAAACCTGATATAAAAATACCTTCTTCACTACATCGTTGTTTTAAATATTCTCGTAGCATTTCTTGATAACCTACGCTCTCTACTCTAACCTTAACAGGTTTGAATAATTTAAAATACTCTATGATGTTTTCAGCAAGTTGCATGGGAGTTGCCCTATTACGGTAATACTGGAGAATATACCTGTTGTTGTTTTCGTCTACCGCTATGGGCATAATTACAGAGTAATCTGCTGTCTTGCGGACTGAAGAAGCAGGGTCAACCCCCATAAATACGTTAACTGGCATTTTTTTATCTTTTGTTACTAAGTAATGCCTACCAAAATCATCTATCTCTAATGTATAATCATGATATTGAATATAGTCTAGCTGAAATAATTGATCCTCATCGCCTATAATCTGACACATATATTCTCGATAGAATACACTACTACGACCTATAGACTCTAATTCTTCTTTTTTTTGTTTTAATTTTTTTATAGGCTGCCATTCTTCCCATAATGCTACATTGTTTTTTAGATCTGGACTAAAATGCATATTTTTCCAGCCTTTCATATCTTTTAGTATCTCTACCATACATCGTTGATGCTGTGGAGTACCAATAACAATGATCTTTCCCTTCTTAGGATCTAAAGACGGCACAGCACTCTGCAGTAACCATCGAAGATTCTGCTCCATAGCCTCTGCTGTTTTGGTATTGTTCTCATCTTCTGGATCATCTACGATAATAAGAGTTGGTCTTTGACTTCCTACCTTTATACCACGTAACTGTTGGCCTGTACCTTTGCATATAATAACAGTACCGTCTTTTAATTCTACCTCACTCTTCGCCCATTGCCTTGCATTGTGCTGACCCCAGTAACCATAAATCTGTCGGAAAGTATTGCTGTACTCCAAGGTATCCTTTATGGTTCCAAGTAATTTAATAGCATGGTCTTGCGTACGTGAGACCAGCACAATAAGCTTTGCTCCACTATGATTCATAATGTGAAAAAGGGGATAAACACCGCCAACTATAGAAGACTTGGCATGACCACGTGGAGCAATAATATTTATTTGTTTATTGTTGTTATCAACGATAGCATCTGCTATTTGATAATGAAAATCAGGGGAAGATACGGAAAACATGTTTGGCATGATTACTTTACCAAACATAATCATATTATTCTTTAGTTTGTCTTTTATATATTTTACGTTATCCTGCATGTGTGTACGTACATGTTGTCCATATGTCCATTTGCTAGTTTAATTCAGTAGAAAATACGTCATAAGTGTATCCCAGACTTTCTATCTCTTTTAAAGCATCTAATGCGTACGTGTTCATCCAGTCTATATTCGTGTCTTTCAAGACTGCTAACACGTGTAAAGCTCTGATAGCGGCATCTAATTGTTGTGTTTTTAGATGATCGTCTGTTACTCCTTGATATTCTAGTTCTGCGTTATGTTCTTGTTTCATTTTCTTCGCTTTTCCTTTGCAATGTAAGCCTTCTATCTTCTTTAGCAATCGTATCTGCAATCTGTTTAGTCATATCTACTTGTATTGTGTCGGTTATCATCTTTTTATTAGGTTTCATCTCTAATAGATCCATTAGATAGTCATTTGCTTTTAGAAAATTGTTTACATCGCCTTTTTCTTCTGCCATTTTTAATGCAATAACAATGTTATCTACTGCAAACTCTTTAGAAATACTCTTTTTTGCTAGTATTTCTTTTAATTTTTTTTCTACCATGCGTTTAGCTACTTTTTGTTTAAGGAATCTGCGTACCGTTGCAACTGGCTTTTCCTGATCAGGTCTATATATCTTACTAAGAGTGTCATAGTCCACCTTTCCATCGCTAATGAGCATTTGTGCATAAGCGGTAATAGTATCTTTAGAACGTTTTTTTCCAGCTTCTTCCGTAGTCCACTTTCTAGCAGGGTTTGTTTTACTATATACACCATGTTCGTGATTCTTTAGAAAGTCTATCCTTCCAAATGGAGTGACCCAACCAACTCCACAGGTAAGTTTAACAAATGTTTTAAGAGTTCCGTTTTTATCCGTATAGTTATTTCTAGCATAGCAGAGAGCGACATAGTTATCGTCTGTGCATCCATATTGGCTAATTTCTGCATCTTTCCAATGTACAAAATCCAGTTTTTTATCCAAAGCTTCTTGTTTTGTATAAATGTTGTAATGTTTCTTTTTTCCATTAATTTTTCTCTGTATTCTAATCATTACTAATTAGTAATCTATTACTAATTAGTAATGCATTACTAATTAGTAATTGGATAACTTTATATAGTTAACTATACTATACTACTTAATCCCTACTCTCATGATTTTCATCGTAACCTAGTTTTTGAGCTATAATTTTAGATATAATTTCGTATTCAGCTTCCATTTCTTCCTGTGTAGCTGCCATTTTAGTCTTAAAATGCTCAAATTCTTCATCTGTCATGGTTCTTTTTTCCCATTTACCAGTACGAGTATTGAATATTTCGTATTTTCTTTTTAAGCGATCTTTCATTTAAGTAATGCTTTAAGTTAATATGTCTATCTAACACTTACAATGCAATTTAGTTCCAAGTACTCATTAAAAAGTATACCTAGAATGGGAGTGAGAGACACATGTTGACCGTACCCACCCCGTTGACGGGTTGTATAGGGGTTGAAATGTTGAGTTCAAATCATCTAGTTACGTTGTGTGCTACGCACTCAGTACTATCCATTACTTCACACCCCTTTACAATACGGTACTTTATATAAATCCCTACACTACTTTGATGTACTAATGTCTCCTCTATCTATGGCATGGTGCCTAATTACTAATCAATGTAGGAGTAAATTATGTTAGAAAAACTTAAAGAATCTGCAAAGATCGCAGGCTGGTTAACGCTTGGTGTAACAGCCATAGCAGTTGAGAAAACAGTTGATGGAGTCAAGGCCATCAAAGAAGAAGTAGACAATGATGTACCACAAGAACTTGTGCGTTACCATTGTCGTATCGTACGTAACAGCATCAATAACATAACAAAGTTTAGGAGCAAAGATGGTCAAGCTACTGAATCTGTTGCATGATGTAACTGTTATAGTCATATGTACTTTTCTTACTACATCTATGATAGTAGGAATGGCTTTAGTTATCTGGCTTCTCTTTGGAGTCAGATAACTATAGATCATTTACTAGGAGTGTTTCCTTAATTTATGAACTAACTGGAGAATATTATGTATCACTTCAATGAAAATTTAGAAAACAGAAGAATAGAAGAAATGCACGGATATGATGCATTAAAAGCTATCCAAAGATTGATAAAACTATTAGTTAATGATAGCTTTGATTCTATACACAAAATGGACGGAAATGCAGACAATTACATAGAACTAAACGATTATCTTGAAAGAAATCCAACACTAGAAAAAGATAATAGTGAATTATATATGTTAATAACGACTGCAAAGAGATTACTTAAGTATGGTAAGTAAATACTGATTCCTTAATCTATGAATAAGTCATCGTGTAGACATAGATACACGAACCTAAAGCAAGATAGGGTACAATATCTTACCAATTCGAGAGTAAAGTAGTAATTGGTCTTGCAAATATTTTTACTAATTAATTTACAGATGGAGGTAGTTAGGGCCATCGCCCAAAGCAAGATAGGGCTAATGTCGTTCCAGTTTCGACAAATCACGGACATTTGTCCATCATTATAAAACTGGTCTTGCAAAGTAGTACTGTTTCCTTAATCTTTGGCAACTTTGCCATAACTAACCAACATAGGAGTAAATAATGAAACATCTTAAAACTATTGCTAAAAAAGCATTAAACGATGTTCGTAGATCAATACAACAGAACACCAAAGAATCTCTTCTTTGGCTTCAAGCATCTAGACAAGATGAAGATGATATGTGGATCAATGAATCTGTTACAATTGACCAAATAGTTAATTGTACAGATGATAATGTATTTCATAATGTCTGGGTAAAGCTTGAAGAGGGTTCTGCTGAAGAGCTTGATTCTTTTATAGAAGAACAGCTTATACCAAATGGTCTACGTATTCTTGAAGAAACCGAAAAGCAATCTACCAATGGAAGTGCCGTACGGTTTATGATAGCAAGACCTATGAATAAGTAACATATAATGAGATTGGAGTCTTCGGACGAGGCTACTCTTAGAAGTAGTTAATCTCTTTGTATTGTACAAATAATTTGCAGAGAAAGAATATCGTAGCGTGAGTACTTGAAATCCTGTCTACAATAATTCGCTGTCAGGCGTATTCTTTATAACCAATGCAAATCATGAGTATAGCTAAAGGGTAGATCTAGAACAAGACGTCTAGGCTACCCTTACTCATGAACATAATTTTTAAAAAAAAGGAGTGCTACGCACCCAGTATTTATTAAAAAAATACTGAGCAACAAGCTCGCACACAGTACATAAACATTGACTATTTCAACAAATAAAGCTATTTTACACAGGGTAAAATGTAGTGTTTATATAGAGTACAGTAGTTGTGGACAACAAGTAAAACAGCAAACTGATTCCTTTATCTATGCTAATTAATGAAGGAGTAAACTATGAAATGTGTAATACACCCTAATGCTATTATTGAATGGCAAGAGGTAGTAGAAACTAAGAACCATCCCTTACTAGGAGATCTTGTAAAAATAACAAAAGATATACCGTATTGTCCTGAATGTTTTGAGGAATATACGGAAACAGGTACATACAATTCTAAGTTAGAAATGTGTGAACAAGATTACTTAGAATCACAAGTAGATAATTATATTGAAAACTATAGGAGCAAATAACTATGAATAATTATTCAGAAATGGTTGCAGTACAATCAATGTTAGATGATGTATATGATATTATGCAATCACTTGATACTGTAGATACCTTAATTAATAACTATGAACTAAAAGAAAATATGGAAGCAGTTGAATTGCTACATCATGCAATGAATAAATGCAACAACGTACATGATGTAATAAATGGATTAATAAAAAAATCAAAGGAGTCATCATGCCAGTAACTTTTAATGATTTACATGAAGAAATAGTAAATGATGCTGTGCAAGACGAACTTGCAGAAAAAGTATTCTCAATACTTGACGACTTAATTGACGATCAACTTAGTTTTATGTCGTATGAGTTTAACATAAGTACACAAAATATGAAGAAACTATATGAAGCGTACATAATACAAAAGGAGAAAGAATTATGAATGCAAATTCTGCACTAAAATTTACACGATTATTGGGTTATGTAACAATGACTGCAAATGGCATTCTTAATATTACATCTAAGCTGGCTAACAAAGCGACAGATGTAGTATTAGATCGTAGACGATACAAGGTCGAAGTTATCGTAGACGGAGCCACTATACGCACTCATGAGAACTGCAGCACAGCTAAAGTTCAAACAATCATGAATGCGAGTAGTAAGTTAGGCATCTCTCAGTTAATCGTTACGGAGATGGAATAACTCCATTGGTTAGGGAAGTGAGAACCAGAGTCGCCAACAACTTAACATGTGCGTTAAGGGTATCTCGGAACACACCGAGGGTCTGCGTGGATAGCATGCGACAAGGACAAAACAAAGTGGCTCTGGCTATCACTAA